GGTCCAACCGTGGTTTGGTAACTAGTGCACTCTACACAACGTGGAATGCCAAGGAATCTCCACTTACATTCACTTCTCCATTAGTCAGGACAGTAAATGATGTGGCCTGTCCAACGTGTGCTGTAGGCACTGTCAGCAATTTGGCAACTCCTACGACCATAGCGCTGAGGGATGGGAGTGGAGGTCTTGTAGCTGGAATTTTCTGGGGAAAGCAGGCTGTTCTTGCTGACAGTGGAGTAGACCAGACGACCTTGCTAATTGAGCGAGGAACAGATTCAGCTCCTTCTGCTAATATTGCTCAGGTTAACACAGCGGCAGGTGCCACACTTAACTACATCGACGCCAATGGAATTTGGAACAAGTCCCGCCTTCCTGCTGATCCTTCTCCCTGTCCAGGTGGGCAATTTGCAACTGACCAAGACGCCTCTGGTGTCCTTACATGTAGCACACCAGCTGGAGGAGGAAATGTAAGTGGCCCAGGCACCTCAACCACAGGTTTCGTCCCAACATACGCCGATACAACGGGAACCCTTCTCGCTACTGGATACGCTGCAAGCGCTTCCGCCATTGCTGGTGCTATTGCTGTGCGCGATGGTAGCGGTGTGCTGGCTGGGAATATCTCAGGTCAGTCTGGTACTTCGCTGGCTTTGGCGGCAGATCCGACAGGCTGTACAAGCCAATTTGTCCGTGATATTGCAGCTGCTGGTACTCTTACTTGCAACACTGTTGCTCTTGGCGCTGATGTCAGTGGCTTGCTTGCCACAGCAAATGGTGGGTTTGGAGCTAGCGTTGCTGCCGCTACTGGGTTTCCATACTTTGCTTCTGGAGCGTTGTCTTTTGTTGCTGGCTTGGTGACTGAGTGTGTAAGAGGTAATGGGACCCTGGGAACTTGTGGGGCTGGGGGTGGTGGGGACGTTGTAGGACCTGCTGGAGCGAATGCGGACTACGTGGTTTTATTTGATGGAACTACGGGTAAGCTAATCAAGAATGGATATGCTTTCTCAAATACCTCATTTCCCGATACCTTTGCAATTCGCACTGCTGCGGGTAATCTAAAAGGTAATGATCTTCTTGCTGATAATGCGCTGAGTGTCGGCGCTGGCTCACTTGGAGATGCAACTCGCATAACGGTGACAAGAGGAACTGATAGTAGTCCAACTGCTCCTCTAGTTGCGTTCAACAGCAATGCTGGGTCTCTTCTAGCTTCAATAACAGCCAATGCAGTATGGAATGGAGGCGTGACAGATAAGGGTACCAATGGTGGTGCGGTGTTCAATGTGAAGGCGTATGGAGCTGTTGGAAATGGAAGCTCCAATGACACGAGTGCTTTCGACTCGGCTGTGACTGCTGCTTGTGCAGCTGGAAGTGGCACTATCTTCTTCCCACCTGGGACCTACGCCACTACCACTGGTTTCATTGTAGGCAACGGCTCTCCCAGTACCAATAGCACCTGCAACAATGTAGCTGTGGAGTGTGCTGAAGGAGCAACGTTGAAGTGGACTGGTTCTTCCCCTTCCTCCATCACTCCAATTCTCAAGTTCAGCGGTCCAATGTTTGGTGGTGGCGTTCGTGGCTGTATCATAGACGCCAACAGCGTCCAGGGTGTTCAGGCAGTAATGTGGCAAAATGCCACAAACCACATCAATAGCCACGTGGTAGCACGTAACATAAATAGAGCCCACGCCTACGAGACAAACAATCTCAACCCGAGTGGGACCTATGGCTCGTGCTACATGCACTTCCAGGACATGCGTAACGAGAGCACCTCGACAGGAGCTAGTGGCTGGCTGATGGACGGAAGTGCAGTTGCCGGCTCGTGTAGCGCTAAGGTTTATGGTGGTGAGATTAAGTTCGACGGTTCTAGTATAGACAGCGTCCAATACATCCGTATTACCAACGTTGGAACGTGCAGCAGTGCACCTTCGGTGACTATATCAGGAGGTAGTGGAAGCGGAGCAACTGCGACGGCCTATGTCACATCTGGTGTGTTGTATGGTGTGAGAGTGACGAAGCAAGGGAGTGGGTATACGAGTGATCCATCGGTGAGCTTTGGAGCGGGGTGTAGTGTAACACCAACGGCAGTGGCACAGCGTACGCCTAGAGCAGTACGAATGGGACAGGCGGACAACAACCTCTTCCAGCAGAATCATTTCTCGTGGGGTTCTGGCTCTACCCATGCTGCTATAGAGCTTAATGCATCATGGCATAACTCCCAATACGGTGCCTATCCAGCTTTTAACACCTTCGACCACTCCGTCCCCAACGGCGGTGTCGTTACCAACGGCACCATTGCCAATACCAACTCCGTTACCAACATCCACTTCGGAGAGTTTGCCTGCGATGACTTTGGTTGCCTTTCCAATACTTCGACGATGTTCTACAGTGGACAGGCTGGTACTATATCTACGAGCAATACCTATGCAAGAGCCTTTGTCTCTTCGACTTCCGAACCGGCTATCTCAATGCTCCATCACAACTACGTAGGAGGAAGTGGGTCAACTCGGACTGGGGCCAGCTGCTTCTCTACCACGACTGGACTTTACACTACTTCGATCCTGGCTTGTCTTGGTGGTGTGACAGGACTTGGTGGTATTGGAGGTGGCAGCGGCCCTACCGATGGTGACCATCTTGCTCTGTATACCAACACTGGTGGTGGCCTCTCCAAGAGCTACAAATTCTATGTTGGTTCCTATGGCATCGCGCAGATTGGGATAAACTTTTCTACATTGTCGTCAAGCACGGTAGCCAATGGAACTCTGACATACTGCACCGACTGTCTTGTGAACAGTGTGCCATGCTCTGGAAGCAGTACTGGGGCTTTCGCAAAGAGACTCAATGGAGCATGGAGGTGCGACTAATGCCAGAACTTACCATAATCCGGCCTGACATAGGTACTGACAAGTGGCGTGACCTGCAAGGCTACTTGCTTGAGCACTGGCGACGTGCTGAAAGGGCGCGTAGGTCTCAAGTCGATGGCAAGTACATGATCTGGGACAAGAACTATCGGGGAGAGCCCTTGGAAAAGTATAGGAGCTTTCCATGGCCTAACTCCAGTAACTTCGTTGTAAAGCTGGATCGGATGTTCATCGACACCTTCATGGCTCGTACTCTCAACATCATGTTCGCTACCAAGCCTCTATATGTGTTCGATGGAATGCCTAAGGAACTGCGTGACCCATGCGAGTCTTTCTTCAATCGCAAAGCCATTGCAGACTGGCGGCACTATGAGCTGTGTCGCGACATGCTAGTGCGTGGTCCCAAAAATGGCACCGCCATCATGAAGACCACTTGGGTGTCGGACATTGAGATGGATGTGATGCCGGGGCAGGTTGGCGAAGAGCAGGAGGTTCCCTATGAGAGGTTTGTCGGACCCAAAACCCGCCTCGTGCACTTCGAAGACTTCTATGTTTATCCCATCACCGCTCCCACCCTTGACGACACCCTCATAAAGTTCGAGCGGGTTCGCTGGCAAGAAGAGGAAGCCCGTGATAGGTTCGAGAGGTGGCAGCACCTTACTAGTGATCAGCTTGAAGGCTTGTCATGGGAGATGGTGAAGTCTTGGTTACAGCACCCCAGTGACAGCAAGCGGGCGGGTGTCCAGTCTGACGCAGGTGTCATTGACGCCGAAGCCACTGAGCTACACACCGTGGAGTGCCACCTTCGCTACGCGCTGAAGAACACTGGCCAGCGCAACTCCATCGTAGCTGTCTTGTGCCCCTCCCAAGAAAAGCTCCTCGATGTCTACTTCCACCCCTACCCCAAAAACTGTGACATGTACACCGAGTACAAACCCTTTCCACAAGAAGACTTGTTCTATGGTGAGTCATTGTGTGAGATTCTGGCGCAGGCCCAGGAGGAAGCTTCCTGCATTCACAACGACCGCAGAAACAACAGCGTGCTGGCCAACAGTGTGTGCTTCAAGCGCAAGAATGGTGCTAACATTCCAAATCCTTCCACTAACTACTATCCAGGCAAGGTCTTTGACGTTGACAGCATGGATGACTTAGATGTGATGTCGCTGGGCCGTCCCTTAGATCCGATGATCCAAGAGGAGGACTACGTGTTTAGGCAGGCTGAGCTGCTCAGTGGCATTGGCTCAGCGATGATGGGCAGCAGTATTGGCAGCCAAAAGAAGGGTGTGTACAATACGCAGGGCACCCTTGGGGTGATGGCCGAAGGCAACCAAAGGCAAGATACCAACATCAGGGATGCTCGCTCCGTCTTCGGCAACATGATGCGAGGCGCTGTCATCTTGCAGTCCTACTACAGGCCGGACGACCCAGCCGCAGAACTATTGCCTGAGAAGCTCAGGCCAGCCCTCGCCGAAGCCATGAAGTACATCAACAGCAACCGCATGGCTGGTGTCAAGGTGATGGTGAAAACTTCCAACGCGGGGGCCAATAGTGAGGTGCGTAAGGCTGGGCTCCTTCAGATGTCGCAGGTAGTTGGCCAGTACGCAGTCAATGCCATGCAGGCCGCCCAAGCTCTTATTGGCCAGCCAAACATGGCCCCAGCCCTCAAACAGGTAATGGAAGAAACCATCAGCATGCAACGCTGGTTGGCCGTTCGCCTGCTAATGGCTTGGGAAGAGGAAGAAGCGGAGGAGGTATTACCAGATGTCGCCGGAACAATACAAGCAGCAGCTCAAGCAGCAAGCCAGGGCGCAGCTGGCGGACAGATGGCAGCCGGAGCAACTCCAAGTCCTTCAGCGCTTGCTAGCCAGCCAGGACTTCGCACTCTACTGGCAGGACTTGGTGGAGCGGCGGGAGTTGCTGGACAGAATGGTGTGGGAGGCCCGGACATGGGAGGACTTCCTCTCACTTAAGGGGCAGAAGGAAGCGTTGAGTCGTCTTCTCAGGTTCGATGAGGAGATTCGCATTGCGCAAGATGAGCAAAAACTAAGAAAGGAAAGAAATGAGACGTGATATTTTGATGGACACAGAAGGTGGAATGGAAGGAGTTGGTGGTGCCGCCTCTGCATCCGCCTTACCACAGACAGCACCTAGTGAGCTGGACGATCTCAAGCGGGCATTGGCTGACATCCATCGTGAGATTAAGCAGAAGCCTGCTACACAAACGACTCCTCCTGCACAGCCACAGCAGGCGTTCTCGCTGGAGCAGGCCAACAAGGACTTCTACCAGAATCCGGTTGGCAACACTGCGGCCATTGCCCAAGCACAAGTTGGTCAGGCACTCGGGCAGGTGATGGCCCAAAATGCAGCGACCATGGCCCAAGTCGTCCGCGACAAAGTTCGCTCCACCGACCCAGCCATCTTCGACACCTACGTTGCCGAAGTCGAAGAAATTATCAACACCCACGTACACCCAACACAAAGAGGCAACATGGACGTGTGGCAGGCTACTTTTGACAATGTCAAAGGGAAGCACCTAAATGATATTATCAAGATGAAGGCCAAGGCCGCTGTCCCTACCACTACTAAGGATGGGCCGTCCAGCAGTGGCACTAAGCCTCCGCCTCCAGCCTCTACCGAACCAGAACTCTCGGACGAAGAGAAAGTCTTCGTGCGCAAGTGGAATACTACTCCTGAGGGGTACAGAGAAGGAAAGAAAGCATATGACAACCAATCAGAAACCGGATCTAGCAGCTGGGACCCAGTTCTCACATTCAGCTCAGAAGATCGGCGACGTGCTGCCCGACGAGCAACTGCGACAGCTCAGCGCTGAAGAGAAGGAGGCATTGCAAAAGGCTCGCTTCGAAAGGTTAGTTCGCGAAGTGCGTATCAACAGAGAAGCAGCTAGGATAGGCTTAGGCAATGTCACGGGTGAGCCCAATACGCAGTACGTGTGGGTCAACCGGGCCGAACAACGAATCATCTCCTTCGAATCCATGGGCTATGTCATCGTTGGCAAAGATGACCCAGTCACTAGCAAGTTCAGGCGTGAAGATGGCACTCATGTCCGTGGCGATCTCATTCTTATGAAGCTTCCCAAGGATCTCCACGAGATGTACAAGTGGGATTCCGAAAAACAGGCCGTCTCCAGCCAGCAACAGCCCAAGGACGAGTTCAAGGACTGGGCACGTCGGCAAGGCTTCGGTGCCTGGGACATATCCACCTAGCCTTTGTGTTTTCCTACTAGACCCTTTGGGTGTGGTGGGCACCTAGAAACAACAGCAGAGCGGGTTAGACCCGCAGGAGGAGAGCAATGGCAGTAGCTTATGAACCGATCAAAGCTATCAAGCTGCTCGGCGGTGCGGGATTTCCTGCTATGTCGAGACACTCGCAAGGCGCAACGTTGACCACACCTCTGGGTGTGCCACTGACGTTGGCGAGTGGACACTTGGTTGAGAGCGCGTTTAGCAGTGCGGATATCGTGTATGGGGTGAGCAGTGAGCCGGGTGGCAACTTGGCAGTGGCTGGAACAGCGCAGAACCTCAGCGAAGGCACACCACCCAACATGCCACTGGCCGTTATCACCCCTGTAGGGGCGTGGGTTCGCGACGGCCTGATTGGCTACTATGCAGCAGATGGCAAAACTGTCTTCAGCATAATGCTGAAAGACGGGCAAGTCTTCACTGCGGCAATGATGGCTGGCGGCACTCTCTATGGCATCACCAAGGATGGAACCAGTGGATTCTGGTACCTTGACAACACTGACACCAGCGGCAATAACGCTGTAGCCCGCGTCGTTGGCGTAGACCCTTCTTCGCCTAACACGGTCGCGCTCGGTGCACGAGTCTTCTTCCAGTTTGACTCGACAAAGCGCTACTTCAACTAAGGAGAGGAGGAAACAGATATGGCAACAACACGTGGACAATTCGGGCAGCTCTTGGCAAGGGGCATGCTGGAAGTCATGTTTGAGTGGTTGAAGGACCACCCTGAGGAGTACTCACAGTTCACAGAGGTGAGTACGACGGACAGTGCGTATGATCAAGACCAGATCATTGCTGGGCTGGGGCAAGCCCGCCTGAAGCTCGAAGGTGAGCCAATCACCTACGACGATCCAATCCAAGGGCCAACAAAGCGGATAATCTCGCTGACCTACGCTCTTGGGTGGCAAGTGACTGCTGAGATGCTGCAAGACGAGAAGTATGGCGTCATGAAGCAAATTCCTGGAGAGTTGATGTCCAGTTGCAGGCAGACTTGGGAGCAGGTGGCTGCTCAGCCCCTTAACCTTGGATTCACGACGATGACAACTGCGGACGGGGCTAGTTTCTTCAACACTACCCATCCACTGCTAGGCGGCGGTACCTACAGCAACAGGGCTTCGACACCTGCCGACCTGAGCGAAACATCTCTCCAAGACATGGTCATGTCATTCGAGTACATGGTCAATGAGCGTGGCCTCAAGAAGCGATTGGGTGTGGACAAGCTGTTCATCCCGCCTGACCTTCAGTTCACCGCTGCCAAGCTCCTCCAAACTCCCTTGCAGGTGGGCACAGGCAACAACGACATCAACACCATGAAGGGCCGGTTCACTCCTGTGGTGTTGCACTTCCTCACCGACACCAACAACTGGTTTGCTTCGAGCAGCGAGCACAACAAACTGAAGTTCAAGTGGCGGCAGAAGCCTGTTACTGGGGCGCAGGATGACTTCGAGACGGGCGGCACGAAGCACAAGATCTCGTTCCGCATTGCATGCGAAGCGATGGATTGGAGAGGGTGGTGGGGCTCGGCTCCGTAGGCCACTTCTAAAGGCACGAAACACAGAAAGGAGCAACATGGCTGAAATGGTACTGTTGGGAGGAGCGGGGTTCTTCAATCCCTACTCCCAGCACCTGTACAATGAAAAGGGAAAGCTTATGCCAAACTATTTGGAGACGCACACTTTCCCAACTGAACTAGGAATGCAAGCTGTGCAGAAGCACGTGCTCTCACATATCACCGACAAGCGGTTGATGACACCGGCCCGCGTCGATGCCAACGGAGGCATTCCAAAGTTCGTCATTGACATCTACGACATGGACGGCCAGCAAGTAGTCTCGACAATGGACTTCGTAGCTGACTTCCTGTTGCGGATGGTCAACAGCAATGTGGGAATTGAGCAGGCTGGTGCCCAACTAGCCTACGAAATCAACCACCTTCCCCAACCTGCCTAGCTACCTTCTAGGCATAGCCGACAGACGATTGAGGAGACAAGATGGCTCTTACCAATTATCCTAATGGCCTCGCAAGCTTCGGTGTCCCGCTACTGGGCAGCTTCGGGGCTAACCTTTTCACAGGTCGTGTCTTTTTTGTGCACGGCACTACTGGACTCAACACTCCCGGTAGGGGAAGCGCACCTGACACACCATATGCCAGTATAGCCTATGCTATGACTCAGGCTCGGGCTAACTACGGCGATGTTATCATTTGCATGCCGGGCCACACTGAGTCTGTTACAGCAGCAGGTACTATCACGTGCGACAAGGCTGGTGTCACGGTGTTGGGTGTCGGAACCGGAAGCCTTCGTCCGACTATCACCTGGACTACTGGCACTGGTGCGACTATCACTATCAGCGCTGCCAATGTTACCTTCCGTAACATGGTTTTCAACGGAGCTGGCGTTGACGCCATCGTGGCGATGTTTACCGTCACAGGAGCAAATCTGTGGGTAGACGAATGTTATGTGGTGCAGGGAGATGCGACGAATCAGGCCGTGTTGGGCTTTAGCTTGGGAACGGGGGCGGATGGTGCAATGTTTACACACAACCGCTTTCAAAGCCGAACAGCTGGGGCAACTGCCTTCATTCAGAGTGTGGTGGCTATTGATCGGCTTCAAGTTGTTGGCAACGTTCTTGACGGAGATACCACCGCTCACATTCGCAACACAACAGTGGCATGGACCAATGCCCTCATCGACAGTAACCTGTTTTGGTGTCTTGGCTCTGCGAAGCTGGCTATTGTAGACGCAGCAGCCACTGGCTTTATCACTCGCAATCACTCAATGATTACAGCTAATATTGCAGCGGGTGGCTCCGTCACAGCTGCTGCTATGCTGAAGTCGCTAAATTACACAGCGGAAGCGGCCCAGATCGCGACTTCTACCATCGTCGATCCGGCAGCCACTGGCATCGCATAAAAAGGAGACACTGTGGACCTTACCGGAAATCCTTGGTTGGTATATCCGGCGGACGTGGGGGCGGACATAGTTCCGCCCTCTTACCGTGTCGCCCTTCATTCAATTAACTGGGCCAACTATGTTTCTCCCGATGACATTCTGGAGTTGCAAGACGGCAATGGCAAGATCCTCTTGGAACTTCGTGCAGGTACTGACCAACACGATGTTGAGGAGTGCTTTAGCGAACACACGTGGGTCAGAGGACTGAAGGTTACTCGTATTGACAGCGGGGTGCTCCGCATCCACTATCGCTAGGCTGGGAGGCCCCACAATGCCAATGGACCCACTCAACAATCTACGTGGAGAGCAGTGGGATTTCTGTGCTCAGTGCGGCTTTCTATACCCCAACAGCTTGTTACGCATGCAAAAAGGTATGAAAAGGTGCACAGAAAACTGCATCGACAACATGGAGGTAGAGCGTCATAGCAGCGTGGTAGCTAAGATGCTTGGGAATAGGACAGAGGAAGGTGTGGACCGTAGGTGGCTGGACGAGAAGACACTTGAGGGATTGGAAGAGGTGGAGTTGTGAGTACAATAGGAACGGTGGCATCTGGGGCCATGAGTAAGATGGGAAGGGGAAGTAGTGTGGCGGGGCAGTTCGTGGAGGCGGCGACGCAGGCATATGTGAGTGTGTGTTCAAAGGTTCCTTTTGATCAGCTCCAAGCTATGACCTCAGAGATTCCGCTCATCCAAGGAACGGCGGTGTACTCACTTGCGGCCTACAACATGTTTGGCCTCATCAGCGTGCGCCTCACTTTCAATGCAGGATATGGCGTGCGAAGGCTGCGTCGCAGCCACGTGCGACATTTTGATAGTTACTTGGATAGGCAAGGCACACCGGCTACCTATGCTCGCTTCGGCACCTCTCTCCAACTCTCTCCCATTCCAAACAATAGCACCGACACTATCAGGGCGAGGTATTGGAGCCGCCCTACCATCCCAACCAACCCGAACGAAGTCGAGGACACAGTGCTGCTGACGCCTGTGGAGTGGGATGAGCTGCTGGAGTGGGAAACCTTGTACAGAATGTACATTTTCACTGAGCAGCATGACAAGGCCAATCTGTTGATGCAAGTGGTGCCGATGCCCCGCCAGTTCGGCATGACCAAGACACGTACCTTTGAGATGGGCATCATTCCGAGGCTGTGGAACGATTTGCTGAAGACGGAAAGCCAGCGAGAGGGCACTGACGAGGACTTTAGCATCAATCCTGTAAGACGTTCATACACTTATGGGGGCAGATAGGTGGACAGTCAATTCCAGAAAACCTCTGTTATCCTCACTGCCCAGAAAGGAGTGTGGGCCACTGATCCGTCACGTGGCAAGCAAGTACCTGAAGGCTACGTGGTGGACGCAAGGGACTTTGACTTTGTGAATGGCGTGGTCATCAGTAGGCCGGGCATCAGCCAAAAGGACATTTCCTCCATAGGCGGTACTAGCACACTTCTCCATAGTGTTGGCTTCCGACTCTACGACGCTACTCACCTCTCGTGGTCGTCTGATGTAAACTATGTCTCAGCCAATCTGCTTTGCTATGATGACAAGTACGAATTTCTTACCTACAATCCATTTGCTGACACATTTACTAATACGCCTATCACCGGACTGACCTTCACACTTGCTAGTATCTTCGATGGCTGCTTTGCCCTGGTAAATGGTGTGCTTGTTGTTGGAGGATTCAAGTCAGCCGGAGACACTGGTCTTCACGTCATTGACTACATTGCGAATACAGCTACTGAGGTTGTTGGAGAAGAATGGTACTTTTGTGTAGGGCATAAGAGTCGATTGTTTGTAGCCAAACAGATTGGAACCGGCTACTCTGGCCTGCAAACTGTTGGGTGGACCGTCCCAGGTACAGTCAACGATTTTACCAACTTTGGCTCTGGTACTGCTATTCTACCTGACAATCCTGACATCGTCCATCGCCTTGGCGTCATTCGCGATACCATTGTAATAACAAGGGGTGGGAGTATAGTGCTGGCTGAGCTGACTGGACAAGGATCTAACCCGTATAACTTTCGCACAGTCTTTCCATTTGGCTCTGGCGCACCACGCCACATTCCTTCAATTGCGTCCGACTCCGAATCCATGTTCTGGGTTGGAGACGACAACGTCTACATGTACGACATTGCGAAGCTCACTCCGATTGGTGATGCAGTGATGAAGCACATGATGGATTATGCGCTGGAAGGACTGGAGACGGTGAATCTGAGAGGAACTATTATTAATGCCTCTCCCATTAGGCGACGACGCCAGTACGTTCTGTCTCCAACGCATCTTCCCAGCGGAGACACAACTTTCAACGTCTACATATACGACCTTGCTACTGGTACATGGTCGATTCATACTTATAATCAGAGGGTGAGGGGTGGAGTATGGGCATTGGATGCCGGAGGTGGATTTTACAACTATGGGACAATGCCTGCCTACGTCAGCGAGACTGAAGTGATGAGTGTGATGAGGAAGACGTTGGAGTGTGAGAACTCTCCATATCTGGTGTTTCCGACATTGCAGATTGGTAGGGCCAAAAACGACTATCGCATGATGCGGGCTTGGCTCGACTGTAGTGTAGTAGGAGCAGGGGGCACTGTCTACCTTAGGGTGCAAGGTGTTGAAGGCAGATATAATCTTGCCGTGGATTATACGTACTCGGCGGCAGCAATGGCACAGAATGAAGATGGTATTGGGCAGCGCCTCGTGTTTGACTTGGACGAGAATGCCTGTGTTGGGAACAACTTTGTGCTTACCTTGACCTTTCCAACAGGGTGTAGGTGTGTGTTCACCCGGTTGGAAGTGGACTATGCTGAGGCAGGGGAGCTGAGATGATAGACCCATTCAGAGCGCCAGAGGCACAGTGGCCCCGTCGAATCGGGCTCGAAGGCATGGCTCAGCAGGCCCAGCAAGACAGCCATGCCCAGCGTCGCTACATGGAAGTTACTCGCTTCCTCGACCGACTCGATTTCTTGCTAGGTCTTGGGGTTGATGTTGCAGTGGCCAATAACCAATGGTTCGAGTTCTCTCCAATTCAGTACAGTATACTGTACGGGTTGAAGGCGCATGCTCGCGTGGTAGGTGCTGGGACGCTGACACTTCGCCTTCGCATCAACGGTGTTACCTATGACACCATTTCACTGACCAATGCAGGAGCAGGAGCTGTGGTCGAAGTCGATCCAGCCAACCAGCTCCAGTTGGACCCCAAAGTTGACAAGCTTGGAGTAGACTGTACTGTAGCAGGCGCAGGCTGGCAGTACGTAACTTTCACAGTCATATTAGAGCCACGTCTCATAGACGTGGTCTGAGGGTAGGAGCAAGAGATGCCATTTCCAATTATACCTGCGATCTTAGCGGGTACCAGTGTGCTGGGTGGGATACTCGGGAGCCGTGGAAGCAACCAGCAGGTGCAACCTCAGCAGACACCACCGTTGCTACCGGGCCAGTTACAAACCTTTGCTGACTGGTTGTACAGTGGGTTCCAGCAGAAGCCTGATGGTGGGTGGGACCTGAGTGGACTGCCTGCCTACCCAGGGCAGCTGAACGTAGGAGTAGGCAATACGATGCTGCCTGCCATCTGGGAACAGTTTGGGCAAGGCAATGCTGGATTGTACGGTCCTGGTTCCCTTAGCGAGCAGGTAGCTCAAGGGGTGCGTAATCCATACGAGCACCTGTGGGGCCAGACGCAACAGTACGGTGCCCCTGTCGGGAATCCAC